GCACAGAGTGGTTTATTATTCAAAAGAAAGCGTAAAAATGCAAAATATTAATTAAACACGTTATATTAATAAATTAAGACTATGACTCTACAAAAAAGAATATTCTCACAGTTATCTAAACAAAAAAACAAAACAACTAAATTGTCTATGATAGATGATATACAAGCTATTGTTAATAATGCAAGGAGTACTCGTGAGAGTTGGGATAATACTTTAACTGATTTATATAATGAACTTTTTAGTTTATCAAGTAAGTTTAATGATGTAAAAGATTTGTATAATTCATATATGTCTGATGTAGATACTATTAAAGAAGATTACGAAAGTTTTAAAGAAGATCTAAATTTGCTTGGTATTGAAATTAATGCAGTAACATATACAAATGAAATAGAGGCTTTTCTAAACACCTCACAAGATGTTTATGCTGAAATGATAGAGGCAGTTGCTGTTTTTGAAAACTTAAACAAGTAATAATATGAACACAAAAAATACAGTATTCAGTAGGCTATTTGATGCAGATAAGCATAGAGAGTTGAAACTAAAAGAAGAAAAAAAAGTTGAGTTATCTATAGTAGATGATTTAGAGAATCTTTATGATGATTTAAATTCAGCATATGAAGAGGCTATTTATTACTCTGAAGGTAGACTAGATGATTTAGCTGATGAGTTTGTTAATATTACCACTCCTATAAAAAATGAGATAGACGAAATGGCTATAAATGGTAATGTTAGATTTTTAGTGGAAACAGCAGAAAACGTACAGTCATTAATAACAGACTTAAAACAAAAGGCAGATGATTTAGGAATAGATCCTAGAGAATTAGTTACAAACTATGATGCTCTTAATGAAATGTCTTTGAGTGCTGGAATGGTTTATGATGAATTAATTGCTAAGTATAGAGAAACTATTTCGTATACTGGTAATAACGACTTTTTAAGATAATAAATAAACTATGAACACAAAGAAAACAGTATTTAGCAAGATAGCTAAAGGGATGCCTAAGAAACAAGTTAAGTTAGGCTTAGTAGATGATTTTAATTATGACTATCAGTATTTAGATGATCAAGCTGGATTATTAAGCTATTTAGCTTATGAGTGGCACGATGAGGCTTTTGAAGAGTATCGTCAAGCGTGGATGAAGCTAAATGATGAGTATACTCACAATGGTAGCACTGTAGTTAGATTTGAGGATGTAGAGGGAGATGTGCAGTTATTAGAAGAGATTAGAGTAAAAGCAGAAGAGCTTGGTTTAGATCCTAATGATGTTTATGATGCTTATGATGCTCACTTAGAGCTACTAGAGTCTGTAAAAGAGGCTGATGATCAGTATAAAAGAAATGAGATGCAGTTTAGAGACTGGTCTTAATATTAATTAATAAATAAATAAATATGAAAACGACAGAAATGTTATCTAAGATTAAAGCTCTTTTGAATACTAGCGTAAAGTTAGCTCAACAGACTTTAGACAATGGTACAGTAATCGAAGCTGAGTCTTTTGAGGCTGGTCAGTCTGTTTTTATTGTTACTGAGGATGAGCGTGTGGCACTTCCAATCGGAGAATACAAGCTAGAGGATGGAAGATCCCTAGTTGTAGAGGAAGAGGGAGTTATTGCTTCTATTGGAGAAGCCGAAGCACCAGCAGAAGAGGAAGTAGTAGTAGAAGCTGAAGAAGAAGTTATCGAAACTGAAGTACCAGAAGAAGTAGCTCCAGAAGTGGAAGCTATCGTACAAGCAGTAGTTGATGTAGTTGCACCAGCTATTGAGGAAGTAAAGGAAGAGTTGAAAGAGCTTAAGAAAAAGTTTGATGACTCTTACAAGAAAAAAGACGAAGAGAAAAAAGAGGAGATGTCTAAAAAATTCAAGCATAGCCCAGAAAGAAAAGCTTCTAAAAAACAAGAAGTAAAGTTTTCTCAAAACAGAAACGAAACTACTCTAGATAGAGTATTAAGACAATTAAATAAATAATAAAAAAATGAAAAAGACTAATCTTTATGCTGGTAATGGTAGTGTAAACACTATTACCTCAACGTATGCTGGAGAATTTGCTGGAAAGTACATCGCAGCAGCACTTTTAAGTGGTAAGACTCTTAACGATGGAGCTGTCACTATTAAACCTAATGTAAAATACAAAGAAGTAATCAAGAAAATCGCTTCTACTGGTATTGTTGCTAACGCTTCTTGTGATTTCACAGAGACTGCTGATGCTTTAACACTAACAGAAAGAATCCTCGAACCCACTGAATTACAAGTAAACCTTGTTTTGTGCAAGTCCGATTTTCGGAAGGACTGGGAGGCAATTTCTATGGGTTATTCAGCCTATGACAATCTTCCTCCAGCGTTTTCTGATTTCTTAATCGGTCACGTTGCTTCTAAAGTAGCTGAAAAAACTGAGCAAGACTTATGGGCTGGTGCTTATGATGGAACTAACGGACAGTTTGATGGTTTCACTACTCTTATGGCTGCTGATGGAGATGTAAATGATGCTGCTAATGGTGGAGAGACTGGATTTACTTCTGCTAACATCGTAGAGCTTTTAGGAAATGTAGTTGATTCTATTCCTTCTGCTGTTTATGGTAAAGAAGATTTGACTATCTACCTACCAACTATCGCTTTACAAGCTTATGTAAGAGCTTTAGGAGGATTTGGTGCTGCTGGTCTTGGTGCTGCTGGTACTAACGATCAAGGATCACAGTGGTACAATATGGGTAATGCTTTAGCGTTTGAAGGGATTAAAATCCAACACGCTCCAGGTATGCCATCTGACCACATTGTAGCTGGAGAAGCTTCTAACTTGTTCTTTGGAACTGGCTTGATGTCTGACCATACAGAAGTGAAGCTCGTAGATACAAGCGAGATTTTAGGAGACCAGAATGTTCGTGTAATTATGCGATACACTGCTGGTGTACAGTATGGAATTGGAAGTGATTTAGTACTTCTTACTCTAGCTTAAGAAATAGAATATTAACATATTAAAGGGGTGGGTTGGAATAGTCTTACCTACCCTTTTTCTTTAAAAAAAATAATAATATGGCTTGTAATTTAACAACTGGTCGATCAGTACCTTGCAAGGATAGCGTTGGTGGTATTCAAGCGGTTTACTTTGCAGACTTTGGGACTATGGGGACTTTGACAGTTACTGCTGGAGAAGTTACTGCTTTTAGTGGTACTCCAGATTTCTTTGAGTTTGATGTAAAAGGAAACTCTAGCTTAGAGCAAACTATCACAGCTTCTCGTGAGAATGGGACTGCTTTTTATGAGCAGACTCTTAATCTGACTTTGACTAAATTAGATAAAGCAACGCAAGAGGAATTAATCCTTTTGGTAAAGGCTAGACCTCACGTTGTAATTAAGGATTATAATGGAAACTATCTTATGGTAGGTGCATCTCACGGAGCAGATTGTTCTGGGGGAACTATTGTAACTGGAGCTGGAATGGCTGATTTAAGTGGCTTTACTTTAACTATGGCTGCTCAAGAAACGCTACCAGCTTACTTTGTAGATGCTACAGCTTTCGAATCTGAAATTAGTGCTTCTAAAATTAATCCATAATAATTAAATGGTTTATAAAAGGCTATCCTTAGGGGTAGCTTTTTTTTTACACAAAAGTCAGTAATACTACGTTATATTAGTATGAAGATTATAGGGACTAGTGGTACAAAAACCTTTAAGGTAATACCTAGACAACATATAGATGGTCAGATACAAGTAAAACTGACTAATGAAAGCACTAGAGGAGTAGTAACTGTTTCAGCTACTGCATCTACAGATCACGATTATATGAGTTTTGAGGCTGTTTTTGGTACACTAAAGAAGGATGTTTACTACACTATGGATGTGTTATTAAATGGATCAGTAATATACAAAGACAAAGTATTCTGCACAGATCAGACTATAAACCAGTCTAACAATGATTACTACGATATAAATGAAAACGAGTACACTACAGAGGATAGTTACGATAACGATTATATAATAATATGAGTATAAGAATAGTAAATTTGAATACCTACACTACTCCAGAGGTTAAGGAGTTTAAGAATAAAGAGTGGGTAGCGTATGGGGATGATAATAACTACTATCAGTATTTGATTGATATGTATAATGCTTCTCCGACTAACAATGCTGCAGTAAACGGAATTAGTCAAATGATTTTCGGTAGAGGCTTAGATGCTACAGATAATAGTCAGAAGCCTAATGAGTATGCACAAATGAAATCTTTATTTAAAGATAGCTGTGTTAGAAAATTAGCTTATGATTTAAAACTTATGGGACAGTGTGCGATGCAAGTTATATATAACTCTAACCACACTAAAATAGTAGAGATAGCTCACTTCCCTATAGAAACACTTAGATCTGGTAAGGCTAATGAAGATGGAGA